TAAAACGTAAAGCTTTAGAGATGTACAAGGAATATGAACCCGACACTTTGATCGTTGAGAAGCGAGCAGCAGGCGCTCCGTTGATCTACGAGATGAGAAAGATGGGAATTCCGGTCGCGGAGTATACGCCGGGCAAAGGAAACGATAAGATATCGCGTGTAAACGCTATCTCTGCTTTGTTTGAATCTGGCATGGTGTGGTGTCCTGAGACCCGATGGGCTGAAGAAGTGATGGATGAGTTGGCTTCTTTCCCTAATGGAGACCACGACGACCTTGTTGACTCAAGCAGTCAAGCTTTGATGCGGTTTCGCTTGGGAGGTTTTATCTCCATCGATTCTGATGAAGAAGATGAACCTTTTTACACCCGTAGAAAAGTAGAGTACTACTAAGGAACAATATGAGCATTGAAAAGTCCCTAAGCCAAGCCCCAATGGGCCTGCAAGACATCGAGCTTGATGACACGCCCGCAGTTGAGATTGAAATTATCAATCCTGAAGGTGTCAAGATTGACATGGACGGCATTGAGATTGACCTTATGCCGGAAGATGATGAAGAAGGTTTTGGCGACAACCTAGCCGAATACATCGACGAAAGTGAGCTTCAAAAGATTGCCAGCGATTTGATTGGTTTGGTGGATCAGGACATCAACTCCCGCAAAGATTGGGTGGAGATGTATGTCAAAGGTCTAGATGTTTTGGGGATGAAGTATGAAGAACGAACAGAACCTTGGCTTGGAGCCTGTGGAGTTTTTTCTACAGTACTTACTGAGGCGGCGGTCAGGTTTCAAAGTGAGACGATTATTGAGACTTTCCCGGCTCAAGGCCCTGTCAAAACGGAAATCATTGGCGCAATTGATAAGCTTAAGGAAGAGGCTGCCGAGAGGGTAAGAGAAGACATGAACTACCGACTCACGGAGGGTATGCCTGAATACCGTCCTGAGCATGAACGCCTCCTGTATTCCTTGGGTCTAGCCGGTGCTGCATTCAAGAAAATTTACTACGATCCCACAATGGGACGGCAGGCTGCGATGTTCATCCCTGCCGAGGATGTCATCATCCCCTACGGCGCTTCTAGCGCCATGACTTCTGAGCGTGTGACCCACATCATGCGCAAGACAAAGAACGACATCAAGAAGCTTCAAGTCTCTGAGTTCTATTTGGACAAAGAGCTTGGCGAACCCCTTCAGTATTACACGGACGTAGAAAAGAAAAAGGCCGAAGACCAAGGCTATAGCATCACAGACGACGACCGTTACCAAGTCTATGAGATCCACGTAGATTACGACCTGCCGGGTTATGAAGACGAAGACGGCATCGCCCTTCCTTACGTCATCACCTTAGAGCGTGGCACGACAGAAATCCTTTCTATTCGCCGTAATTGGGCAGAGGATGACAAACACAAACTCAAGCGCCAGCACTTTGTACAGTACACATATGTGCCCGGCTTTGGGGCTTATGGCCTAGGTCTGATTCACCTCATCGGTGGTTACGCCCGTGCAGGTACATCAATCATTCGTCAGTTGGTGGACGCAGGTACGTTGTCTAACTTGCCCGGAGGTTTGAAGACTCGGGGTCTGCGTATCAAGGGAGATGACACTCCCATCCAGCCGGGCGAGTTCCGTGATGTAGACGTGCCAAGTGGATCTGTCAAAGAGAACATCATGGCCCTGCCGTACAAGGAACCCTCACAAGTTCTCTTGGCTCTGTTGAATCAGATTACAGAAGAAGGCAGAAGACTTGGCTCCATCGCAGATATGAACATCAGCGATATGTCTGCCAACGCCCCCGTAGGTACAACTTTAGCATTACTTGAGCGTCAGTTGAAGACCATGAGCGCAGTACAAGCTCGTGTTCATTATTCAATGAAGCAAGAGTTTAAACTGCTCAAAGAAATCATCCGTGACTACATGCCGGAAGATTATGACTACGTGCCTGTGTTTGGTACTCCCCAAGCCAAGCAAGCAGACTATGACATGGTGGATGTTATTCCCGTGTCCGACCCAAATTCTGCGACGATGGCTCAAAGGATCATGCAGTACCAAGCAGTCATTCAGTTGGCTCAAGGCGCTCCACAGATCTACAACTTGCCTTTGCTGCACCGCCAGATGATTGAAGTCTTAGGCGTTAAGAATGCGGATAAGCTTGTACCGGTAGACGACGATCTAACGCCACGAGATCCAATCTCAGAGAACATGGCGTTCTTGACCGGAAAACCTACTAAAGCATTCATTTACCAAGATCACGACGCTCACATTGCTGTACACACATCAATGATGCAGGATCCTATGGTAATGGGTCAGATGGGTCAAAACCCAATGGCTCAACAAATGCAGGCTGCAATTATGGCTCACGTAGCTGAACACATTGCATTCCAGTACAGAACCAAGATTGAGCAACGTCTTGGCGCTACTCTACCGATGCCAAACATTGAAATGCCCGAGGATGTTGAGGTTCAGTTGTCTAAGTTGGTTGCACAGGCGGCAAAACAACTCTTGGACATCAACAAGAACCAAGCAGCCCAACAGCAAGCCCAACAGCAGATGCAAGACCCCGTCATGCAGATGCAGCAAGCCGAGTTGCAAATCAAGCAACAAGATGCTCAAACCAAAGCGCAGAAAGTTCAAGGCGACTTGGCTATTAAGCAGGCAGAGCTTCAACTCAAAATGGCGCAGATGCAAGGCCAGCAAGGAGAAGATCCTGCCGCCGCTGCACAAAAAGCGCAGCAAGACATTGCCATTGATGCCATGAAAAAACAGGCAGAAATGCGCATGTCTGAACAACAACATCAGCAGCAGTTGGAACACAACCAACAGACGCAGGATTTGCAGGCTAAACAACAGCTTTTACAGATGCTTTTAAACGCAAAACGTACCGGGGGTGAATGATGGACAAACTGCTTGAGAGTTTAAACAAGAAGCTTGATGAACATGTCAAGCAGTTAGTCGATGTTGTCAGTGGTGGTGGTGCTAAATCCCACGATCACTACAAAGAACTGTGCGGGACAATCCGAGGTCTGCAAACCGCGCAGTATGAACTTGCTGACCTTGTGCGTAAAACGAAAGACTATGACGATGACTGAATTTGATGTCAGTGCGGTAGATCTCAGTGGAGTGCTTAACACCTCCCCTGAAGAGAAAGCCAAACAAGTGCCTGATCCGGCTACTTACCACATTCTTTGTATGCTTCCCAAAGCAGAAGATGAATACAGTGAAACAGGGATCCTTAAATCTGCAACTGCAATTCTTCACGAGGAGCTTCTTTCCCCCGTGCTGTTTGTAGCCAAGATTGGCCCCGATGCGTTTAAAGACGCAGCCCGCTTCCCTTCAGGCCCAGCCTGCAAAGTGGGAGACTTTGTGTTAGTACGTCCTAACACGGGAACCCGCATGAAGATTCACGGAACGGAGTGGAGATTGATTAACGACGATTCTATTCAGGCAGTTGTGCAAGACCCCCGTGGTATCCAACGACCCAATTAAGGAGAAATCATGGCTGAAATTGAAAAAACAGAATTTGAGTTTCCTGATGAAAAGGAAGAGAACCTTCGTAAGGGCGGAAAAGTTGTAGCTCCACAGGAAGACGACAAGCCTGAAATTGAAGTTGTAGACGATACCCCGGAAGAGGATCGTTACCGCACTCCAATGAAGGAAGCTCCTCAAGATCCTACAGAAGAAGAGTTGGCAACCTACTCTGAGAGCGTCAAGAATAGGTTTAAACACTTCACCAAGGGATATCACGAAGAACGCAGAGCTAAAGAGTCTGCCGAGCGTGAAAAAGAAGAGGCTCTTCGCCTTGCTCAGGCAATGTTTGAAGAAAACAAAAAGCTTAAAGGCTCTGTCAATCAAGGACAAACTGTCCTCTTGGAACAAGCCAAGAAGGTCATTAACTCCGAGATTGAAGAAGCTAAACGGCTCTATAAAGAAGCTTACGAGTCTGGGGATGCTGATAAGTTGTTGGATGCTCAGGAAGCACTCACTACTGCCAGAATCCGCGCAGATAAAGTAAATAATTTTAGGCCCGCCCCTTTACAAGAGGAAGAAACTCCTGTACAAATAGCACCACAACCTCAACAGGCAGCGCCAGTTGATGAAAAACTACTAGCGTGGCAAGACCAAAATCAGTGGTTTGGAAGCAACAAACGCATGACTTCATATGCTTTAGGGCTACATGAGGAACTTGTTGAGAATGGTATTAGGGTTGGCAGTGACGAATACTACCGTCGTATCGACACTGACATCCGTGAAAGATTCCCCGACCAAGTTGGAGCCGGAGAATCCGTTGATGCGAAACCTCAACGAACCAAGTCCAATGTCGTTTCACCGGCTACACGTAGTACAGCGCCAAGAAAAATCGTACTTACGCAGACGCAAGTGAATCTCGCCAAGCGGTTGGGAGTTCCTTTGGAACTGTACGCCCGTAAGGTTGCTGAAGAAATGAGGAAATAATTATGGAAAAATCTGCACGTCCTAGTCGTGATCTATCTACCCGCGAAGTAGCGGAACGTCCAAAACAATGGATGCCTCCTAAACTTCTCCCCGATCCAATCGCGGAAGAAGGCTACAAATATCGGTGGATTCGTATCTCTACACAAGGTAAAGACGATGGAACCAATTATTCTTCTAAGCTTGCCGAGGGCTGG